ATTACATGCAGTACAAAGCATCTAGAAAAGATTGGGAAGACGGATACACAAAAGGTCTAGACTTATTAGGATTTAAATACGAGACAAGATCTCAACCATTCACAAATGCAAGTGGTGCAACTCACCCTGTATTAGCTGAAGCGGTAACACAGTTTCAAGCACACGCTTACAAAGAATTACTTCCAGCGACTGGTCCAGTACATACTCAGATTATGGGTACAGTTACAAAACAAAAAGAAGAACAGTCGACAAGAGTAAAAAATTTCATGAACTATCAACTCATGAATGTGATGAAAGAGTATGAACCCGAGTTCGATCAGTTACTTTTTTATCTCCCTCTTAGCGGCTCTGCCTTTAAGAAAGTTTATTACGATGAACTTTTAGACAGAGCCGTATCTAAATTTGTTCCGGCAGATGACCTGATAGTTCCATACACTGCAACTTCTTTGGAAGATGCAGAATCAATTGTTCACGTTTTAAAAATATCTGAAAACGACTTAAGAAAAAAACAAGTATCAGGTTTTTATAGAGACGTAGAAATTACACCAGGCTACTCACAAGAAACAGAAGTAGAGAAAAAAGAAAGAGAGCTAGAAGGCGTTAGAAAAACTAGAGATGAACAAATGTTTACAATTCTAGAATTTCATACAAACATAGATCTTGAGGGTTTTGAAGATAAAGATATGGAACAAAATCCAACAGGAATAAAACTTCCTTACATTGTAACAATAGATACATCTTCGAGAGAAGTTTTATCTATTAGAAGAAATTATAAAGCTGAAGACCCATTAAAAAATAAAATTGAATACTTTACTCATTTTAAATTTTTACCTGGACTTGGTTTTTATGGTTTTGGCTTAATCCACATGATTGGTGGATTATCAAGAACTGCAACGAATGCATTAAGACAATTGTTAGATGCCGGTACATTTTCAAACATGCCAGCTGGATTTAAACAAAGAGGTATTCGTGTTAGAGATGAAGCGCAATCGATACAACCTGGAGAGTTTAGAGATGTAGATGCACCTGGTGGAAACATCAGAGATGCATTTATGCCTTTACCTTTTAAAGAACCATCAGCAACATTATTACAATTAATGGGAATTGTGGTTCAAGCAGGTCAACGATTTGCCGCCATAGCTGACATGCAGGTCGGTGACGGCAACCAACAGGCAGCTGTTGGAACGACCATTGCCCTCTTAGAGCGAGGCTCCAGGGTCATGTCAGCCATACATAAAAGATTGTATGTGGCGTTAAAACAAGAGTTTGTTTTATTAGCAGATGTGTTTAAAACTTATTTACCACCAGAATATCCTTACGATGTTGTAGGTGGACAAAGAAATATTAAGGTTACAGATTTTGATGAGAAGATAGATATTTTACCTGTTGCAGATCCAAACATATTTTCACAATCACAAAGAATTACTTTGGCTCAAACAGAGCTACAACTTGCGATGTCAAATCCACAAATGCATAATATGTATGAAGCGTACAGAGATATGTACACTGCAATTGGTGTAAAAGATGTGAATAAAATTTTACCACCACCTCAACAACCACAACCAATGGATCCGGCTGCTGAAAATATTATGGCAATGTCAGGCAAACCTTTCCAAGCATTTAAGGGACAAGACCATAGAGCACACATAACTTCGCATTTAAATTTTATGGCAACTAACATGGTTAAAAATAACCCTATGATTATGGGTGCATTACAGAAAAATATTTTTGAACACATATCTTTAATGGCGCAAGAACAGTTAGAAGTAGAATTTAGAGAGGAGATACAACAATTAATGCAATTACAACAAATGGCACAAACAAATCCTGCTATGGCACAGTCTCCTGAAGTTCAACAACAACTTTTATCATTAAATTTATCGATTGAAGCAAGAAAAGCTAAATTAATATCTGATATGACACAAGAATTTAAAGAAGAAGAGAACAAAATTATGGGTGATTTTGGAAATGACCCAATAGCTAAGCTAAAAGCAAGAGAATTAGACCTTAGAGCTATGGATAATGAGCAAAAACGTATGCAAGCAGATGAAAGATTGAATCTAGACAAGTCTAAAGCAATGATGAATCAAGATTTACAAGAAGAAAAGCTTGAACAAAACGAAGAATTGGCTAAACTAAGAGCTAATACATCGATTGAAAAAACTATTTTAGGAAAAACGCTTCCGAATTCGGATCAGATGATGCCTAACGTAGCAATCATTCGAAAAACTGGAGAATAAATATGAAAAAAAACAAAAAATCAAGTCACGCAGGCATGGTTCACGTAGATCACAACATGTTTTTGAACGAAAACGGTTTACCTAAAGGTGGAGTTGAAGTTGAAGTGTCAAAACCGACTGAAACTCAATCTGTTCAGGTAAAAGGTCAAAGAGCAATGCTTGAAGAAAAGAAAAGCAAAGCAGATTGGTACTAAACCATGTGGTTATCGGCAATTAAACTAGCCGTTTCTGCTGGAAGTAAAATTTATGCTAATAAGCAGAGAACTAAAATGGCTATGTCAGATGCACAGTTGATGCATGCTGAAAAGATGGCCCGAGGTGACGAAGCTTACCAGGGAAAACTTCTTGAGGCCAGACAATCAGACTGGAAAGACGAGGCAGTTTTGATAATTCTCAGTTTGCCCGTGTTGGTGCTCGCTTGGGCAGTGATATCGGATGATCCAACAGCAATGGACAAGGTAAAATTATTCTTCGACATGTTCTCGCAGCTCCCGTCATGGTTCACTAATCTTTGGATCCTTGTAGTCGCGAGTATTTATGGTATAAAGGGAACACAAATATTCCGAAATGGAGGGAAAAAATAATGAGTAAAAAATCAAGAAGAAGAAATAGAAAAATCCTTGGTGCGTTAGGTGCTTTAGGAGCCCTTGCATTAGCGGGAAGAAGAAGAAGAAATGCTTCTATAGAAGCTAATGAAGCAAAAGAATCTGGGTTTGATATACCCGTAAAATCTAAAACTATCATGGACAACATGCCTAAAAAGAAAAAATCTGTTTATCAAGATCCTATCATGACAGGTGGTAAAGGTGTCAAACAAGGATTTAAAACCACATCTGCAAATGTTCAAAGAGGAAAAGTAGATGCTCCAGGTTTTTTAGGATTTAAATTTAGTAGTCCTAAAATAAAAATGAAAACTCCAGAAGTGAAATTTGGTCAAGTTAAAGATAAAGATTCAGGTGAGATAAAAACATTAACACCGTTTAAATCTGCAGGTTTAACTTTAGGTGGTGTAAAAACCAACAAGAGCCGAAAAGACCGTGCTGTAGAGCTTGCAAATAAACAAATGGCAGAAGGAATGTTACCACCTCAATTAAGAAATCCAGGAAGAACAAACATAACAACGCGACAAGGTGAAAATAGAAGAGCGATCAAAAATTTTTTTAATCTTGATGGTATTAGATCAGAACCTTCTTTTTCAGGACTAGCTGAAGGAGATTTTGCTGCTAAAGATGGTGGTAGAATAACTAAAAAAGGTGTTAAACGAGGAGCCGCAAAACGTGGTTTCGGTAGAGCATATATAAAAGGGAGAAAATAACATGCCAGGAACAATGATGATGAAAAGACCTATGATGAAAAAAGGTGGTAAAGCTTTAAAAAAAGTTAAGCCAAACCAAAAAGGTTTAAAAAAATTACCCAAAAAAGTTAGAAACAAAATGGGTTACATGAAAGACGGCGGTAGAGCGAAGTAATGGCTCGACCTGGTCTATACGCAAACATTCACGCTAAAAGAAAGCGTGGAGGTAAGATGCGAAAGAAGGGTGCAAAAGGTGCACCCAAAGCATCTGACTTTAAAAGAGCAAAACAAACAGCGAAAAAATAATGACAAAACTTTGTCCTAGAGGTAAATCGGCAGCGAAGCGAAAATTTAAAGTATATCCATCAGCATACGCAAACGCATATGCTTCTAAGATTTGTGCTGGTAAAATTAAAGATCCCTCTGGTGTAAAAAGAAAAGATTTTAAAGGACCTAAACCTGCTGGAAAAAAAGACGGCGGTAGAATAGGTTTTAAACGTGGCGGCATTGCTAAAGGTTGTGGTAAGGTTATGTCCAATAGAAGGAAATTAACAAAGGTCTACTAATGGCTGGTTTGAAAGAATGGTTCAAGCAAGATTGGGTGGATATTGGTGCTAAGAAAAAAGGCGGAGGTTTTAAAAAATGTGGAAGAAAATCTGCAAGTGGATCAAAAAGAAAATATCCAAAGTGCGTCCCTGCTGCCAAAGCAGCAAGCATGACAGACTCTCAGAGGCGGAGTGCCGTTGCAAGGAAAAGAAGTAAAGCACAAGGTGTAGGCGGTAAACCTACAAATGTTAGAACATTTGCAAAAAGAAAAAGTATGGCATTCGGAGGATTAGTGTAGTGAGAAAGCAAGATAATATGCCAGCTAGAAATAAAAAAAATTTTCGTTCGACTAAGTCGGGCGCGGGCATGACACGAGCCGGTGTTGCTGCTTATAGAAGAGCAAATCCCGGTTCAAAACTAAAAACAGCGGTCACTGGCAAAGTCAAACCAGGATCTAAAGCTGCTAAACGACGTAAATCATATTGTGCTAGAAGTGCAGGACAAATGAAAAAGTTTCCAAAGGCTGCGAAAGATCCTAATTCAAGACTAAGACAGGCGCGTAGAAGATGGAAATGTTAAATGGCTGATCCCAAAGTAGGTACAGGTAAAAAACCAAAAGGTTCTGGTAGGAGGTTATACACCGATGAGAATCCTAAAGATACTGTTGGAATTAAGTTTGCGACTCCTACTGATGCTCGTAAGACTGTTGCAAAAGTTAAAAAGATATCTAAACCATTTGCAAGAAAAATACAGATCCTAACTGTTGGAGAACAGCGTGCCAAAGTTATGGGTAAAAGACAAGTCGCTGCAATTTTTAAGAAAGGTAAGGAGGCAATAAGAAATGCGAAGGGCAATACTAAACGCGCTAAGAGCTAAATACGAAGCTGAAATAGCAGAAGCAGATGCTACTGCAAATATTTATTTAGAAAATTCAGTGGGTATTGGAGAACATCCACAACACATTGACGAAGTTAATAAACTTATAGAAAAAATAGCTAATGCAAAAGAAAAACTAGATGTATTAGATGAATTTGAACCAGAAAGAGGAGAAGCGTTATAATGGATTTTATTAGTAAAATTAGACAAATAATTAAATTAAGACATGATGATGTAGTAGTTGCGATGACTTCTGGAAGTGTTGACAGCATGGAAAAATATCAGTATATGTTAGGACAAATACGAACTTATCAGTATTTATTACAGGAAATATCCACCCTGCTAAAAACAAAGGAGCAAAATGACAGTGAAGGAACAATTATCAGCATCAAACCAAAAGATAATAACACCAAATAAAACTCTTGTTGGAGTTAAAAAACCAGAGAAAAAAGAAATAGACGAGTCATCAAAACTTCCTGAACCTACAGGTTGGAGAATTTTAGTTTTACCTTTTAAACAAAAAGAAAAAACAAAAGGCGGAATACTATTAGCAGATGAAACAGTAGAACGATCACAAGTAGCATCGACTTGTGGTTTAGTTTTAAGAATGGGACCACACTGCTATGATAAAGAAAGATACCCAGAAGGTCCTTGGTGTAAAAAAGGTGATTGGATTATCTTTGCAAGATATGCAGGATCACGAATTAAAATCGATGGGGGTGAAATAAGACTTCTCAATGATGATGAAGTTTTAGCAACTGTGGAAAACCCTGAAGATATATTCCACGAATTTTAACAATCATAGGAGATACTATGCAAGAAGAAGAAAAGAAAACAGTTGATATTGATACTTCCGGTCCTGAAGTAGATGTTCAATTGCCAGAAGAAAAAAAAGAAGACACGGTTGTAGAACAACCAACGGAGGACAAAACATATGAAAACGAACGTGAAACAAAACTTGAAGACGGTGGTAGCGCCGATGACTCATCTGAGAAACCTGTGGAGCAGTCTGCTGGTAAGGAAGATAGTAAACAAGAAGATAACCGTAAAGAAGTTGAAGAGTATTCTGAAAGCGTTAAGAAGCGAATAGCTAAATTAACGAAAAGAATGCGTGAAGCTGAAAGACAAAAAGAAGAGGCTTTACGTTATGCAGATAGTGTTAAAAAGGAAAGAGACCAATTTAAAACTACAGCAGATTCTTTAGATAAAAATTATGTTGCAGAAATGGAAGGTAGAATTACTTCTTCTATTGCAGCTGCTCAAGAAAAATTAAGAGCGGCTAGACAAGCAGAAGATCCTAAAGCTGAAACAGAAGCTTTAGCTGCTATTTCTCAACTTGGTTATGAACAGGGTAAATTAGCTGAACTTAAAACTCAGCATCAAATGCAAGAAACAGCTGCAAAAGAAAAACCTGTTGAACAATCTACTCAACAACCACAAACACAAGCTCAAACTCCACCTGATCCAAAAGCAGAAGAGTGGGCTGAAAAAAATGAGTGGTTTGGTAAGGACAGTGCAATGACTTACACAGCGTTTGATTTGCACAGAAAACTTACTGAAGAAGAAGGAATTGATCCTAGATCGGATGAATATTATACGGAAATAGATAAAAGAATAAGACTTGAATTTCCGCATAAATTTGATACATCTAAGAACAAACCAGTTAGTAAACCTACACAAACCGTTGCCTCTGCAACGCGTAGTCCAAAGACTAACGCCAAAACTGTGAGACTCACTTCATCACAGGTCGCAATAGCGAAAAAATTAGGAGTGCCATTAGAAGAGTATGCGAAACAACTTATGAACACGAAGGAGGTATAAGCATATGGAAAAGAAAAACCAAACTCGTGCGAGCCAAGCTAGCAAAAGTGATTCAACAAAAGTTGAAACTAGAGCTAAGGAAGTTAAAGTAAAAGAACAACCAAAAGTTTGGACTCCACCATCGTACTTAGATACGCCCAACGCGCCAAATGGCTACAGACACAGATGGGTCAGGGTAGAAATCCTGGGATTTGTCGACACGAAAAACATACAAGGACGCTTAAGATCCG